ACAGAGCAAAAATTGAAAGATATTTTACTTAATCCAAAAGACGCTATGAAAGTCATGTCCGTTGTTGGGTCGCAAGCAAAATCTATTGATCTGAAAAAGGTAAAAGAAGCATCTGATGTTATGACTAGGTATGGAATTGATTATGTTAATGCAGCTACCAGAGACTTTTTAACTGGTGGTGCGCGTGGTCAAGTCCAGCAAATGCAATCTGAGGAATAATCATGGGCGAACCAATATCAACAATCGGCAGTAGTTTATCCGCAGGTAAAGCACTCACCGGAATTGCAGGATTCTTTGGTGGTTTATCTATCTCGTTTTTTTGGCAACCTAAGAAACTTCATCAACATGGCAAACTTGCTGCTGGAGCAATCATCGGTGGCATTGCTGTGGCTGCTGCGTTTGCTTTAGGTGGTGTTGTAGCCAAGCAACTAGGGGTAGATATAAATGAAGCGGATACTGCTCTGGGTATTGGTTATTGTATCGGTGTTCTGTCTGTCGGTGTTATATCACTCGTCGCAAACTTCTTCGACAAAAGAGAAAACCAAGACATTTTACAAGTAGCGAATGAACTCAGAGGTAAGGCTAAAGTTAAAAGGCCGCGCAAATGAGTTCTACCGCTTTATTTTACTTAGTCACGTTTATTGATCTTACAGCAGCAGTAATTATATTTTGTGGTGCGTTGTCTGAGAGGATGCGCCTATATCCTGCTTGGCATAAGGTGGGTTTAATTGTTGCTGTTGTGGGTCTTGTTTGTCAGGCTTTTAGGAATGTCCAGTTTATTCATACAGGCGTGTCTCCTAGTGACGCTGACGCTCCTTTGTGGATTCTTAAAGACTTAGGTATCGCAATAATCGCGTATTGTTATTTATATCTCGAAATCAAAGCGAGTATTACCAAACCTGTGAAACGCAAGAAAACGGTTAAATAATGGATACTTTTGAGGTTCTTACTAAAGGCTGGCCGATACTCCTTGCAATTATTACGTTGATTATTGTCCTTGCAAAACTTGATTTGCGAGTCGCAGTCTTAGAGGAAAAGATTAAAACACTATTTGAATTGTTTAACAAACGAGATAAACAATGATTACCTTAATTTCGACTCTTACATCTTTCTTAGCCGGTGGACTTCCTAAACTGTTGGATTTCTTCCAGGATAAGTCCGATAAGAAGCATGAATTAGCTCTAGCTCAAATTCAGAGGGAGAAAGAGTTAGAAGCAATGAAATTAGGCTTCTTGTCTCAACAGAAAGTAGAGGAAATCAGGACTGACCAGATCGCCCTACAGACAGCGGTTCAAGAGCGCGAGTCTCTTTACAAGCACGACATTGACATCAGTAAAGGTGCGAGTCAGTGGGTTGTCAACGCTAGGGCTATGGTTCGCCCAGCTATTACCTACGGTTTGTTTATCTTATTTTGTTTTGTAGAAGTCGCTGGGTTTGTCTACGCCTGGAAGATGGGCGCAGAATTCACCGTAATGTTAGATCAACTCTGGGATGACGAAACCCAGTTAATCTGGTCTTCCGTGGTGGCTTTTTGGTTTGGAACCCAAGCGTTTGGTAAGAAATGAACGTAAGCCCTGAAGCCATTAGGGTTATTAAGCATCACGAAGGCATAAAGTTAAAACCTTACCGTTGTCCTGCCTTACTTTGGACTGTTGGCGTAGGCCACGTAATAGACCAGTCTCATATATCCGTCAAATTCGAGGATAGGAAGGCTCTGGCGATACCGGAAGGTTGGGATAGGGTGCTGACCCCAGATGAAGTGGACAAGCTGCTTAAAGACGATTTACAGCGTTTTGAGAGGGGTGTTCTTAGACTGTGCCCTAATTATCTTACTCAGTCTCGCTTTGATGCGCTGGTTTCCTTTAGTTTTAACGTAGGACTTGGGAATCTACAAAGGTCTACGATCAGGATGAAACATAATCGGGGTGATTTTGAGGGCGCAGCAAATTCGTTTATGATGTGGACTAAAGCCGGTGGTCGGGAACTGCCTGGTTTAGTTAAAAGACGCAAAGATGAAAGAAGTATATATCTAATGGGGTAACATGCTTGTTACTGAACAGTCTATCAAAGCGTCTTACAATCTTCTAAAAAAGACTGCTTTCAAAGACATACGACTTCCTGTTAAAGTAAGGTTTAAAGCTCTCAACATGGATAGGTTTTGGGGGCTTTATTACTGGCCGGATCAAGTCTTAGTAGTAAATAAAAAAGCAAAAACAATCGAACAAGTATTAAAGATAGTCGCACATGAAATGATCCATGCTGCGCTTGAACAGAACGCGGACTGCGATCATCACTTACACGACGCGAACTTTGAGGCTTTTGCTGAGATAGTTTGCAAAGAAATGGGATGGAACGGTGGCATATGAAGAAACCATGTAGTGATAAAGAATTCGTTGAAATATGGAATAAATTTAAATCTACGTCAGAGGTCGCAAAATATCTTGATTCGCATGAAGCAAATGTGCGGTCAAGACGTAGGCGTATAGAAAAAAGACTGGGGATAGTTCTTCCTACAGTAGACGTATTACATAGAAAAAAATACGACCAGTCAATGTTAGTCACTGCTGACCGCGTTGAGGTTAAGTTAAAAGTAAAGAACGGGATTATTCTAGTAGCCGGAGATCAACACTATTGGCCGGATAACATTCCTGTTATGCACAGGGCTTTTGTTTACTTAGCCAAAAAGTTAAAACCATTTGCTTTAATCTGGAATGGTGATGCTTTTGACGGGTCTTCCATTAGCCGGTTTCCGTCTATTGGATGGGAGTCTAAACCTTCCGTCGCGGAGGAAATAGAAGCAGTCCAGGACAGGTCTAAGGAGATTTTAGAAGCCTCTCCCAACTCAAAGAGAATCTGGACGGCAGGTAATCACGATTTAAGGATGGAAAGTAGGATAGCTGCGAACCTACCTGAATTGAGGAACTTAAAAGGCGTACACCTTAAAGATCATATCCCTGAGTGGACGCCTGCTTGGTTTGTTACTGTAAACGAAGGCCAGCAAAGCCATACGGAAATCAGACATAGGGAAAACGGTGGAATTCATGCCGGATATAACAATACCCTAAAGTCTGGTGTGAATATCGTTACAGGACACGACCACAGAGCTGATGTTGTAGCCTACGATGATAGGAAAGGGCGTAGATATGGTGTAAGGCATGGAATGACCGCAGACTCATCTCGTGATCCGCAATTTGTTAATTATCTTGAGGGACGTAAGGTATGCTGGCAGTCAGGGTTCGCTGTTTTAACTTATAAGAATGGAATCCTGTTGCAGCCAGAATTAGCTCTCAAGTTTGACGAGGATTCGTTTGAGTTCCGTGGTGAGGTGATCGAGGTGTAAATTCATACTCTAAATCTAAACACCTAGAAGCCATATCACACAAAGTATTGGCTTCTTCAGGATCTAAGAATTTAGACAAAACCAAAGTGTCTCGGATTATTTCAATGTCTTCATAAGAGAGCTTCATTTTTCCTCCAGTAGATTAACTATCACTCTTGCTTCATCGAACATCTCTAAAGCCAGATCAAAAGAATCCTTCCATCTCTCATTGTCTGTTTTGTAGGAAATATGCCTACAAATACCTGATTGAATAATAAGGCCAGCACATTGAGAGCAAGACATAAACGGATAAGTGTATATTGTTGTTCCATTAAGAGGTCTTTTTGCGGTGATTATTGCGTTAATCTCCGCGTGTATGATCATCTTTAACTTAATGTCTCTGTTGTTTAACCTTTGATCTGTATCTTGTATTCGTCTTGGAAGACCATTAAATCCTACTGATATAACAGTATTGTCTGAATCGACAATTACAGCTCCTACTTTAGTTGACGGGTCTTTGCTCCAAGTCGATACAAGTTTCGCCATCTCCAGGTATCTCAGTTCCCATTTCATAAGTAGTCCAGACTTCCATAAGTAAGCATGGTTTACCTTTATAGTTTCGTTGATCCTGTCTTGTGTAGTGTTCTTTTATAATGTCCTGAACCGTTTTTTTTGGTACTATTTTCATAGCTTCGTTGCCCTCCCGTTTTGCCCCTCCGAGTGAGGGGCTTCTTTTTGGTTAATTGGTGCGGGCGGTGAGATTCGAACTCACACTTTGAGAATTTTAAGTTCTCTTTCTCTGCCGATTGGAATACGCCCGCTTACTTACATTAGTTGATCGTGTCTGCGTGTTTGTGACTCATTTGCGCTTCCTCATCACAGCAGGAAATGGTTGATCCAATACCTCCCTGCGATACCTGGAGAACGTAATAGAAACATCCGTAGAGGCTGAATTGGTCGGTTTAAATACATTATCTAAAATGTAGATATTCCTTTCTTTCAGATAAGACATAGACTTTTGAAGTTTCTCATTCATAAAGTTTGCCTTTATAAGTCTCGGAAAGTTTTTTAAGATACTCGGAAACCGTTTTGTCTTCGATCATAGACGCAGCGGTTTCGAGTTCCTCACATAAAACTTTGAGATAGTCTCTCAGTCTATCCGTTCGCATTTCAGGATTTACCACGGGATGTCATCCTTCATCGTGTTTACAGATCCGTTGTCTTTAACTTTAGGCGCACTTTCAGTACGACTAGAAACTTCTTTACCGATTTTCATACGCACAAACGGGTTTCCGTTACGGTCGGTCTTTTTATAAACATCAAGGTAACAAGTCTTTCCATCTGGAAGTACTACCTTACCTCGGAAGTCTGCATGCCAGTCTTCTTTTTTCTCGTTGAGAAAAGCCGATCCTTCGCCTGGTTTCATTTCGTATGCCATATAAACTCCTATTTATGCGTTAATTTGAAAAACATCTCGTCTACTTCATCTAAGAACTGGATCGCAGCTAACTCTACTTCCTTCAATTCCTCCTTTGTCGGAGTGTAGATCTTGTGAAACAACTGCATGTCTTCAGGTAGTCTGTTATCAAACGCAACAAAGTGAACGAAGTCTCGTTTGGTACACAAAGCCTGGACGCACATTTGTTTCTTGTGATTCTCTGGAATCTCATCTTTTAAAATGTATTCCAGCATCGTCTTTTCTGTAGGGCATTTCACTTCAATCAATCCACCGTCTGATGTAAAACCATCCGGTGAACAACCAAAGTTATCAATCGTCTGGTGATTCACAAATCCTACGTCTTCAATAAGAATACCTGTCTTTTGTTCAAAAGTCTCCTTTGCCAGAGGTTCTGTCTCAATTCCATGTTGCATTGCATCATTTACATACTTGGAAACGATGTTATTTGTAAGTCTTTCTAAGAGGATTTCCTTCTTGAGTTCATACCGCTTAGAAGACTCCTCTGGAGCTTTCCCTGCCTTTCCCTTGAGGAATGACATGGCATCGTTCATTCGTGACGCTGTGAGCTTTCCTGTGCGATCTGAATGCCATTGTCCAGTCCCCTGCAACTCGTTTCTTTCTCTCATTTCAAAGTACCTTTGAGTTTGTCTTTAACGTCATTCACCAAAAGCCGTTCGTCAGGTGTCATTTTTGTCCACTCAGCTTGCATGGAACTCAGGTCTTCGCAAGACTCCAGGATGAACGTCAGAGTATCTTTGTCTCGAGTTCCTTCTGCTGCTTTTTTTGGAACTAATACTCTGGTGGTTTTAGAGCTGGCAGCATTACCGTCATCGTCTTCAGGAGCGATACCACAGGCAGCTTGAAGACTGTAACGACGAGCATAGGTAAGAGCACTACCGTATCCCTGCGGATCTTGTTTAGAGGCAGGAACGTGAAGTTTCCCACCAGACATATGCTCACCAGACTCATGTATAAACATTGTCTCTACAGTTACCCCGTCTTCACAAGGGTGTGTGTATTGCATCAGGAAGATACCGTTGTTATTGAGTGCGTCGATCACAGCTTCGACACAGGCATCCAGAGAGGCATACTTAGACCGAAAGTGCGGGTTAGTAGCAGTCTTGAGTGCTGGCCCGAACTCTTTTTGCGCTTTTACGAGAGCTGCTGCGATTGCTTGCATGACGTTTCCTTGTAGTCGTTTAAGATTTGAATCATTCGTTCTTGAATAAAATTGCTAGTCCAATAGATCGAGTTTGGGTTTTCTTTAATAAACTGTGCTAACCCGCAAAAACTACCGAGAGCTGTTGCTTGTTTGTCAGTCATTCTTTACCCCACGGGCATTTAAGAGCTAAACAGTGGATTTCTGTGTATCGTGTATCGCCAGTTCCGAACGGGTCTTTTTCTACACGACCGTATTCACACTCTGAACACTTGGGAACTTTGCAGTTTCCGCTACCAGGACGGTGCGGGAACTTGTAAACATTGCATTTGCAATTCATTCTGTCTCCTGTTTTTCATCCGGTCTTCAGGTTTCGACCGTGGAGACATTTTGAGCGCAGTTTAACAGTATGTCAACAACTATTTTCGCTTAATAATCAATAGATTATAAAAAAGTAGAAAAATACTTGCAAATAATTTATCAAGAGTAGAAAATCCTTATGCCTGTGAAAAACGGGTCGCTCTGTGGCGGAGCGCGAGCTACATAGAACCCTATAGAACGGGTTTCGGTCTTTGATGTGCGACTTTATGTAGCTTGCGCCCGTCATCGCCGCGACCGCAGCCCGTCCTATAGGGTTTTTTCATTGGATCGGCATCAATGCGGAACGTCGGTGGTTGATGCTTAAATAACCCCGTTACACGAGCGAACCAAAGCGGGGAAGGTGGGCTAAGACTAGAGCCTGGTGGTAGCGGAAAGAACTGCGTTGTTTGCCTCTATCCGTTTAAGTCTGGTCAGCGCAAAGCGACGGCATGGCTCCGAAGGGCAAGTCGCAAGCGTAGCGAAACTGTGATTCTGTCACGGTATGGCTGCGCTTTGCTCTAACATTCACCAAAGGGCAACTATGAAAGAACAATCAAAGATAAATAAGACTTTATTTAAGTCTGCATGTTATAAATTATCTTTAAAACATTTGGTAAGAAGAAAATACGTAAATGGCCCAGCAGCATTAGCCAAATACATTAAATTTTACGACAAAACCATAGTATCAAATGATATTTGGGAATGTATTTCTATCTTTGATAAAAAAAATTCATATTTAATAAAACCTGAATTATCACGAAAAAAATATAAGAATAAATCAAAGAAACCAAGAAAAAATTTAGATCAAGATGACTTCCTTCGATCATTTGAATGGCGAAAATTGAGAATGGAAGTTTTAAAAAAATACGGTGCTACTTGCCAATGCTGCGGAGCAAGTAGGCATACCGGAGCTGTAATCAATGTCGATCATATAAAACCAAGAAAATATTTTCCTGAATTGTCACTGGATATTGACAATTTGCAGGTTTTATGTGGGGCTTGTAATCATGGAAAAGGAAATTGGGATACAACAGATTGGCGTGAAAAAAAAGATTGACTTTGTTAAAAGCCATAACTTATCCTTAAGAAGCCAAGCCGATAGTGGCTGTAGTTTGCAAATTGGATAGCAAAAAAAACATCGGCAGCAGGGGCGGCTTATTTCATGGCCGTGACCCTGCACCATAAAAATAAATGTTGACACTGTTAAAACTAGCGGTTTATCCTGAAGACGGAGGCAACATGGAAGACTTTGATACGTTCTGGAAATCTTACCCTCGTAAAGTCGCAAAGGGTGACGCAAGGAAAGCCTGGATTCAGACAGAGAAGATCAGACCTTCACTCGACGAGCTTATAAAATCTGTCGAGGAGCATTGCAAAACAGAGCAATGGTCAAAAGATGGCGGCGCATATATTCCTCATCCATCGACGTATTTAAGACAAGAAAGATGGGATGATGTTTTAGAGATTGAAGCTCCAAAAGCTTTATCTAAAACGATGGGTGCGATTGTCGCTCTTGAGGCGTGGAAACGATCATGAACTGGCTACAAGCTGAAATCGTCGAAGGTATCCAAAAGCTGATGGCTTTGAGACTACGAAATACGCCACCAGGTGATACGTTAAAAGCTACCGCTGTGGTTTGGCATGACGTATTCAGCTCAAGACCTATTGCCTGGGATCAAGAATTAGATTCCCAAAGGATAAAAAAAGGCTTCACAGAACTTTGCGCGACATCTGATTCTTGGCCGTCTCCTAGTGATTTTTTCCGAGTTCTACCTGCGAGGAAACAAGCTCTAATGCTTCCCGATAATACTAATAAATCTTACAGTCCAGAGACTAAAAAGATGGTTACAGACTTACTTAACAAAATGCGAAGGAACGTGGATGGGTCAGAAACACAACGATGAGAAAAAAAGAATAACAGAAGCTGTTAATAAGTCTACAGGAACTAAGTTCTGCTCTCATTGTAGGTCGTATCAACGGTTAGATAACGGTGGTTGGGTCGTTACTGCGAACCGATCAAGACGATGGAAGTGTCAAGGATGTATGGGGAAGAAAAGTGAACGCAATAGACTTAGCTAAAGACATTATCTACGGAGACAGAGAGGAGACTTACGGTCATCCAAGTAAGAACCT